GCATTTGTACCTAATGGTTCATCAAACGATGTTATGACGTTTAATGGTACTACAAAAGGTGGTGCTGTTGGTTCAGTGGTTAAAGTCACTGCTATCGACGCTAACGCTTATCTTGTTCATGATTCTTTAATGATCGGTTCAAGTACAATTGAAACACCATTCGCAGACGCGTAATAAATAATTAGTGTGGGCCTTAGGGCCCACATAAAATTTTAAGGAGAAAAAATGACAACATTTGGATCATCACAAGATGGAGTAGCGACTAACGTAACTACAGAGACTAAAACTGTTCAGACTGGTAGAACTAGAGTGTACGGAGTGCATGTATCTGGTCCTGCAACTGCTGGTGTTTTAGATCTTAAAGATGGCTCAACGTCTAAAGTAAAATTAAATAAGGCTGCTCATGTTCATGACATGACAATTAATTTTCCTGTGCCAATTTTATTTAAGACTAATCTTAATACTGCTTTTACTACAGAACAGATTACAGCTATCACTGTGTTTCATAGTGGCGGAAATAACTCGTAGGAGGTTTACGTGGCTTTTTCAGGCACAAGCACATTCGAGAAATTTCTCTCGATCGACGATATTATAACTGAGTCTTTTGAAAGATTAGGATTCTTTGATTATTCTGGTAATGATTTAAGATCAGCTAGACGTTCTTTAAACATAATGTTTCAAGAGTGGGACAACAGAGGTCTACATTTTTGGGAAGTTGCAAGAACAGCAATTACATTAGAGTCCGGTAAAAACGAATATACATTATTTAGATCGCCATCTGATGGAAACGCAAACGGGATAACTACAACTTTAACTTCAGGTATTTCATCTTCTGCCACAACTATACCTGTGGCTTCTACAAAAAATATGAATCCTACAGGTAAAATTAGAATTAACAGTGAAGTAATTATCTATACTTCTATTTCTGGAAATAATATAATTTGCGAAGCATCTGGTCGAGGAGCAGATGATACAACAGCAGCAGGTCATGCATCTGGAGATGCAGTTACAAATTTTGTTGATATGGTTTCTGATATTCTTGAAGCAAGTTTCAGAAACGAAAGTGATGTAGATACACCACTATCAAAAATTAACAGATCACAATATCAAGCCTTTTCAAATAAAAGTTCTACAGGGCAACCATCACAATACTTTGTACAAAGATTTATTGATAAGGTTACAATAACTTTATATCTAACACCAGGTGATACACAGGCTGGTAAATTTATTTATTTTTATTACGTAAAAAGAATACAAGATGCAGGGAAATATACCAACGAAGCAGATGTAGTTAATAGATTTGTACCATGTATGTGTGCAGGTTTATCTTATTATATCTCTATGAAAAAAGCTCCACAAAGAACTCAAGAAATGAAACTGTATTATGAAGATGAATTACAGAGAGCGTTACAAGAAGATGGGTCAGCTGCTAGCGTCTTTATTTCACCTAAAACTTATTATCCGGAGATATAATGGCAAAGTTTGCAAAAGGTAAATACGCATTAGCAATATCAGATAGAAGTGGTCAAGCATTTCCTTGGAGAGAAATGGTTACAGAATGGAATGGCGCTTTTGTTCACATATCAGAATACGAAAAGAAACAACCACAATTAGAACCAAAACCTTTTGTGGCTGATCCACAGGGATTAGAACAGGCAAGACCACAACGTTTTCCATCTGATCAGATCGGTGGTGGAAACATGGTGGCTAATTTAACTCTACCTGGAGATTTTGCCTTTTCAGATTTAAATAATAATAGTATGGTGGCTGAAGATCCTGGACAAGTAAATAGCAGAAGAGAAGCACAAATTAATGTAGGAGAGGTTACGGTAAGTATAACATGACGTATACAGAATTAGTACAAAAAATTAGAGATTACACAGAAGTTACGAGTACAGTTTTGACTGATACAATTGTAAATGGATTTATTCAAGATGCAGAATTTAGGATTTTAAGAGATGTGGATTCTGATAATAACAGAAGATATGTGACTGCTCAATTAATTGCAGGGACAAGATTCATAGATACCCCTGATAATTTATTAGTTATTAGATCAGCTCAAATAGTAGACTCTGACGGTGTGGGGGTAGCTGATAACAGAGATTTTTTACAATACAGAGATACTAGTTTTATGTCAGAATTTAATAATTTAAATTCACAAGGGGTACCTAAATACTATAGTAATTGGGATGAGGACACCATAGTCGTGGCCCCTACTCCAGATGCTACTTACACAATTCAATTAAATTATATCTTGAAACCTGATGGATTATCGAGTACAGTTCCTACTACATATTTAAGTCTGCAATTTCCCAATGGACTTTTGTATGCATGTCTGATTGAGGCATATGGTTTTTTAAAGGGGCCAAATGATCTCTTGCAATTATACGAAGGAAAGTATAAACAAGCAATAGAAGGCTTCTCAATAGAACAAATGGGAAGAAGAAGACGAGATGAATATCAATCAGGTGTTCCTCGTATAGGAAAATAGGAGAAAAATAAAATGGCTATAACACAAGCAATTGCAAACTCTTTTAAGAAACAATTATTAGATGGTGATCAGGATTTTACTGCAGCACCAGCTGGTGATATTTTTAAAATAGCTCTTTATACTTCTTCAGCAACTCTAAACTCAGCTACAACTTCTCTGTTAACTAGCTCACCTACTAATGAAGTTCCAAACTCTGGACAATACACTGCAGGTGGAGGAAAATTAGTTAACTTAGCAACTTCAATAACAGCTGGTGTAGCAAGAGTGGACTTCGCAGACAGATCGTTTACGAACGTTACTATTACTGCTAGAGGAGCTT